TTGTCAAGGTAAGTTGTGTGTATATAGCTGACGTTCTCTTTAACGCCATTGTAACCGTCTGTAATGCCTCTATTCTCAAAGAACCTCTCGTATATCCAATGCTGTTTAGTTGTGGGGTTTAAGATAAGGATGCAGCGATTCTGCTTTCCTGTGGCTCGAACAGAGTAATCTATCTTTTCAAACGATTCCTCGTCTGTAAGTTCCTCTGCTTCATCCAAGACAAATGTCGTAACGCCTTGAATAGACTTGAGTTTGGCTGTCTGGTCTCCACTCGCAGTCTTGATACCACTAAACAGAATGCTGCTCCCTGTTAGGTTATTTATAATCTCGTTCTTTGTAACGGTAAAGTTTTCTGCAATACCCATCAGTTCCAGCTTCTCCAAGAACTCTGGTATAATAGACATAGATGCCGAAGTCATTGTATATCGAGTAAACAGTATACGGTGTCCAGTTTCGTAAGTAAGCAATACTAAGAATGTGTTTACACCAAAAGACTTACCACTTCCCCTACCACCTGTAATTACAAAGTACCTACTCGGGTCTCTGAACAGAGGATTGTACTTAGGGTTAAGATTTACTTTCCTCATCCTTTATCTCTGTTGCTTCAATATCAATAGTCTCTTCTGGTTGCAAGAAAGATATCACAGGAATGTTTACCTCTTGCTTTACGTTAATGTCCTTCTGCTCTTTCGGTTTACCATACTTGTATTCCCACAGTAAGCGTAAGTGCGCAAAGGAATCCTTGCTCATCTCAGCAAGTGCCTCCCAAGCTTTCTTCTCGCTTCCAAAGGCTCTCTTCATTGAACCTAGCGCAAAGTTCTTTATGTCTGCTTCTTTGGCTTTTGGCTTTCTCCCCTGCCCTCTGGACACTCCCTTTATCGCACCGTTGTTTCTACGCCCATCTGAATACGGAATATGTGGTTTGGTCTCCTTTGGCTCTGGCTTTGGCTTAATCGGTATTCCTAATTCAGCTTTCTTCTCGTCTGATATTAGACTTCTCTTCTTTGGTCTTGGCATATTTAAATAATAAAGTTCATACCAAAGTGTTTAACTATCTGATTTACTGGGAGTAGTACCTAGTCATCAATGTATCAATCTGACTATTGTAATACATAATTACATCATCGTTATCCTCTTTTTTCTGTGCCAATGCTAATTGGTCTTTAAAGTAGGCGTATGCCTTTACAAATGTATTCTTCTTTAGCTTCATATCTTATTAGTATATTGAACCACTTATTCCTTCAGAGGCGTAATAAACCTTTGTCTGTTGGTTTCTGGGTCTTATGTTGTCTCTTATAGAATCCTTTAACTCACTCTTCAGCTTTTCAACTTCTGCCTTTAAGTCAGACACCTCTATTTTAAGTCTAAGGTTCTCTTCCTCAAAATCAATCTCTGGCTCTCCTGCAAGACCGCAAAATTCATTCCGTATTGAATTATACTTATTCCTAAACAACTTGTCTTGGGCGTAGTCTATTTCAAATTCATTTATCTGATGTAGTACGGTAGCGTGGTTCTGCTTTAACGGTAATGTATTTCCTATGGAGTGAAGCGACATCTGCTTGTAAAACTCCCTAATCAACTTATAATACATCCTTCTGGCAAACACAACCTCTCTCTTTCTGGTTTTAACACCCATATTAACACCAGTCTTCTCTTCTACTAATCTCTTAAGATATTCTATCTCCAATTCCATCTAATTCTTTTTTATATTCATTATACGCTTCCATAGCACCTTGTATGCACTCATACTGCTCTGTATCTTTAAAGTACTGTATTAAGAGCTGAACCTCGCTTAAGAGCAAGGCTCCGTCTCTCAATGAGAGTAGTACATCCTCTCGGCAATCTTCTTTAACTTGTTGATACGTCATCTTTCTTATCTTCTGGCAACTTTTGAATTACTGCTTGAATCATAGCATATAAAGTTGTTACTGCCTTTTCAAGTGTGTTAATTCTCTCTTGCTGGGTTATTTTCTTTTTTCTCAAAGTATTCCTTTTATAATGTATTCCTCTATATTTTTACCACCTTCAGAAAACCATTCTCTGTAAGTGTTTATTGCGCTAACAACTAATTCTTCGCCTTGAAAGTAAAACTCTTCGCTAACATCGTATACTGCAATATCTTTAGTGTCCTTACATATACACAAGAACTTAAAGTCTTGGTATTCGACACCGAATAAATTACAGTAAATGAAAACCTGACTGGCGTAACCATACTTTCTAGCATTGTAAGGAAAGCTACCCTCAGCAAGACCTGTTGTAGTCTTTAGGTCTACGATTCCATTCTTGCCAATAGCATCTGCCTTAGCCCTAAAAGGAATACCGTTAATATTTCCGATAGCTGGCTTCTCGTAATCAAGACCCTTTATTAGCATTTCAGCATCGTAATTGCTATATATAGCATCAGCCATTCTCATAGTGTCCTCATACTCTTTCCTCAAGAATGTCATCGGATTGTTAGCAAACGCCTCTTTGTATATCTTAGTGTTCCTTGTACTGGCATCTACCCAATTAAGGTGTGCAAACTTCTCAGGCTCAAAAACCGCCAAATGTAATAACCATCCTATTGTCATAGCACCCGTTCGCTTATTGGCAAACCTTAGCGACTTATCGTATGCTTTAGGTGATTTGTTTAAGAGTTTTACACTACTACTACTCAAGGCATTCTTGCCTAAGTATTCATAGTAGAACTCATCATTATCCATTTGCTTTAAGATAGAATCTTTATCCCAAAACTTTCCGTCAAGTGTAACTATCTGATTACTCATCTATCGTTCTTTTAGCTAGTTCTGGTGCTATAAATTGCATTGGATGAAATTCCTCAAACACTTTGTTAAGAGTGTATCTGATGTCCTCTCTATTCTTCTTACCTGCCTCTGAGTATCTCCACTCAGCAAGTTCCATCTCTTCTTTGTATTGAATTTCCATTCTATCTATCTGCTCATCAGAAAGAGAACCTCGTTCTCTCATCTTCTGAAATAACTCATTTGATTTGCTCATTTTATCTGTCTTATTAGTAACTTAATTAACTTTTCTATCTTACTCAAAATCCATCTCAACGGAGAGTCAAGAACATAGTGTAGTATCATCAGCGCACTCTCAAGCATCCAGAATATGAATACCAGAACGATTACAAATACTAACTTCAGTAAGTTTAAGGGGGATAATATAAATCTTAATAACTTGTCCATTTACTTATTATTTTAAGCAAATATACAAACTATTTAGTAATTAACAAAATATAAACAAAAAAAAAGAGGCTACCGAAGCAGCCTCATATTAACGTAAATCAAAAAATGAAAAAAGATGTTGTTAGTAAACATCTATGCAAATATAATACTATTTTTTATATATGCAACTATTTTTTTGGGTTAAAGTTCTCTTTCCAGATGGTGTAGCAAACTCCCATTCTCTGGTCGGTATCTTTATACTCAGATGCCATCTTAGCGTTACCTATACAGCGAACTATAAAGTCTTTCTGTTTCTCGTACTTCTTTGGTTTAATAAGTGGCATAGTGTTCAAATTTAGCGATAGCCTGTTCCTCTTTAAGTAAGAATATATTCTTGTTTTGTTTTTTACTATTCCAGAATGTCTTTTGTGGGCAATACAATGTGCTTTCCTGAAAGTCCTTCATTTTGTTAAGCCAAAACATATAGCCACCGTTAGGGTCTGATACAAAGTAAAACTTCTGTATGTCGCTATCAAGCTTCATAAGCTTTCTGTACTTTGCCAATTCAAGCAGTTTAGTGTCGTAATACTTGTCTCTGAACTTCATCTCTATAACACAATCAAATCCTTTAGGTGTCTTTCCCTTAGCATCGTAAGGTAAGATGCCTTCTCCTGTGTGAACTAAATCCCACCCCTTTGAATTAAGGTGGTTAAGAACCTTTTTCTCTAAGGCATATATTTTATCTAACATTGAATTTATTGTGTATTTTAAGCAATTTCTGCTTTACTGGCTTGAAACAACTAGAACAAGATGTCGGTTGTGCCTTATCATTAAATATCCTATTGTAAACAGAATATATCTCTTTAACCATACTACCACTAATGGTGTTCTTAGACTCGGTAAAGAGCCAATCAATAGTGTCAAGTTCCTCATCAGTAGGTGCGTTATACTTACTGTAAGGAAACAAATCGTTTAGAAGCTCCTGCCTCTTGTCGCAACCGCAATCCTCTCCCAGAACCGCTTTAGCTAACTTATCAATGCCAGTCCTGCGAAATACCTTCTCAACAGTATCGCCAAGACCTGTTGATTTAATCTCCTGTGATTTCTTTTCTGATGACTTCTTTGGCATTTTTTAATGTATTAAATATACTACTTAAACTTATCTTTGTTGCTCTGGCAATATCCCTCATAGACATACCCCTATGGTAATAAAGATTAAAGATACCTTTGTCGTACCAATACCAATCCTCAACCAGAGCTTCAACTCTTTTAAATAATTCTTCTTCTTTTTCTTTTTCTTCGATAGAATCCAAGCTATCCTCACACATTCCCTCAAAATTATCATCCGTAATCTTATCTGTTGGAAATACAATCGGATTCTTTTTGCAACTTGTGTGTGTATTCGCATAATATAAGTTTCTTAACGTAATGTAAATGTAAAAGGTATTGACCTCTGTGTCGTTATACATAATCTTTTGAGGCTCTTTAACGTAGTCAAAAATCCTAACAAACATCTCTTGAACAAGCTCCTTAGCCTGCTCACTTGAAATGTTAAAAGACATAGCCATATTATACCAATCATCATATTTATTTGCGAGTCTTTTTAACAACTCTTCCTTCGTCAACATAATCTATTAAAGTTAAAATTTGCTCAATCGAATTGCAAACAGCATAATTGCCATTCCACTTCTCTTGAAATTGCACCTCATCAGGTGTTAACTTCTGCTGACTCTTTGTTTTATTTCCGTCTTTTAACTCAATCATAAAATTACTATTCCTGTAACCTAGTACCAAGTCTGGCGCACCTCTACCCAACTGATGAGTATGTAATACTGATACGCCTAAATCTCTTAATTGTTTCACTACTTCTTTTTGGTTTGCATCTACTCTTGCTTTTTTTCGCATCTTTGAACATCTATATCTTTAAATGGGGTGTACCCTTCAAAGTAATACCTTTGTTCTCTAATGTTAAAATTGATGCCCTCTACGTCTTGAGGAATACCAACCAGCTTTTGTTTCTTAATCTTCTGTGAGCCAAAGATAACACTTGTATTTGAGAAATCCAAAGCCCTGTGTGGCCTCCATACAAACATCACATTGTCAGCCTTGTCTGAAAACGTACCCCCACCCTTTATTCTATTGACATCAGGCTTGTAATATCTGCCTTGCTCATCTTTCTGTGGTGTAACTTGATGCGCTACTAGATTTACAGATATCTTATTATCTACTGCAAAGCGTTTCAACTCACTC